ATGATTAGGCATGTGTTATTTATTTTCTTGATGGGCTACCCGGTCATCAAAGTTGGTGAGGATGGCAACAGTTGTTGTTCGCTGACCTCGTGGCCGTCCCAGAAACATCTACCATCGTCGAAGAACTCACGATCAAATTGTATGATGTGGGCGCCGTGGTAAGTGTAATCTTTGTACAAATTTTGTATTCCAAACTCAAGACAATTGTGGACCATTCGTAAGATGCCAGCTTGTCCGCGAGGGATTTTACCTTCGCTGGGTCCATCCCGCCAACGTTTCACTTCAAGTAGCATCACTTGTTTGGTGTTGAACTGATGCACAATGAAGTCCACGTCACTGCACGTCCAGCCTGTGTATGAGGGTGGGCACTTCTCACGAATCCAATCGGAGAACCTGGTATCCGGTAGCATCTTACGTTGTCTTGTCATTCGTATGTGATGTAGTAAAGTTCGTCCCAGTAGTCGCCGTATGTCCAGTTCACGTCTTCGTACCATTCCGCTCCTGTGCACTCTTGCGGTTGTGGCATGACGTGCATAAGCTCTGTAGGTTGTCGATGTCTGTGAACGCACCGCCCTGTGTCACTGGCTCTATGTGGTCTACCACGTTGGCAGCGTATCCACACTTCACGCACACAGGGTTGTGCTTTAGGTATGCTTTGCGTAATGTTCTCCACCATGTTGTCCAGTATCGTTTGTCTTGTTTACGCTTAGCAAATGGTTTCGCCAATGACTTTGAGTGCAAGGCGTTCCTGCGGTTTCGGTTTACGTGCGCCACGGCGGTATAAGTCTTCTATGATTTGGTATAGCTTCTCTCTTTCTGTTGACCACAACCCAACCTCCTTTACATGCACGTTGCCTTCGTGATCATTGAACGTGTACTCGCGACGCAAACCGAGGCGGTATTTCTGCACTTGCTCGGCGATCTCGCCTAATTCTTCTGGCGAGTAGGGTTGCAACGTGGGCTTCATAGTATTCGATGTATTTTTCATAGTCCTGCTTTGTGAAGTTTGTTTTTTGTTTTGATAGCCTGTAGATGGCGTCACAATGTGTTGGCCCATATATTTCATTCAATCGCTTTCCAAACAACCATTGTTCACCGTTGCGTTTGATGTTGCAGCCAAAACATTGCGGCGCGCAGTTGTCTGTCCTGTACCTCGTCGCAAACTTTGCGCGGCTAATGAAGTGGCCATTTTGAATCTTCGTCCAGTGTATGAGCTTATCACATGTGATGCAACGACAATTGCCGTCGTCGTCAGCTCGTGACAATCGTACATACCAACTGAATGCACGATCCAGTTTTTTAATCATTCCTCGAACTGTTGGTTTCGGTCCCGTCTTGCGTGGTGGGCGTTTCTTCTTCAAATCGTTTCGCGCTTTTGGTGTCCTCTTTGTCATTGGGATAAGGTATAAAAGTGCGGTCAAGCATTTTGCGCGGGTTGCGCAGCTTGCCGTCCTTCTCAAGATCGTTCAAAAGGCGTTTAACGTCAAGGCTTGCCGTTTGCACTGTCTTTTTCCTGTCGTAGTGTTCTTGCTCTCGAAACGTCACGGTGTGTTGCATCTCGTATTGGCGCAAACATTCCAACAAAACGTTGGTTGTGAAATTGCCAAATAGCTGGAAGCGGCCCTGGCGTATGTGCTTAAAGGCAATCAATATTTCTTCGAGCTTCATGGAAGGGAAAAGCTCGCATATGTCGTCTACTGCATCTTGCAAATCTGTTTGCGTTTGAAACGTCCGCGTTGCATTTACGTGGCGCGTCAGGCGCTCCAGCTCAGCCAACAACATGATTTTGACTTCGCTTTTGCGATGTTTTATCGCTTTAGACAATGACAGCCCGTTGGTGTATGCAAGTGACGGCGTTACGCCCTGCATTGCTTCGCGCGTGTTATTGAGAAGACCAGTTAAGTGCTTCTGTTGCGTCGAGGCTAGGCCTGTTTCTTGTTTTGTCATCGCGGTATGGGAAAAAGTCTTTCCAGCCATTTGTGATTGATTGATCTATGATTTTTCGTGCTAACTCCAGGTCGCCATGCGACAACCTTTCAAGTTTATTCAAAGCGCGCTGTTGCGCGTATGGCGTGTAGCGTCCTCTCGTGTACGCCTGGCGCTCTCTTTTCCATGTGCGCCATATCTCTGCAAACTCTTTTTCATCAAATGGCATCACAACTGTGTTTTCATTGTTCTTTATCTTATTCTTTTCTTTATTCTTTATACCTCGCCACTGTGGCGATGATACCTCGCCACTGTGTCTAGGATTACTCGCCACTGAGTCTAGGACATCTCGCCACTGTGTCGACTTGGCGACCCTTCTCACGCCGCTTTTTTCAATCGTGATTGCGCCCAAGTTTTCGAGCTTCGCAAAGGCGCGCGATACGCTGCGTTCGCTTATACCTAATTCTTCAGATGCCTGTTGGTTGGTTTTGTAGTAACCGCTCTTGGCATTGGTAAAGCTGTCGATTTCGGCCCACAAGCAACGTTCTGCTGCGGTTAAATCTAGTTGCTCCCAGATGTGCGCTGGAATCCAAATGCCTTTAAATTGGCGGTCATTCATGCAAATGGGTCTTCACCGTGCAACAACGCTTCGAGATTCACACCAGGGTTTTGCATGGCTGCCTCGACTTCAGGCAACAACGCCGCGCTGTGTGGGATGATTTGGTATTGGGTTTCGAGACCTTTACCAGTGCGCGTAATTTTTAGGTCGTAGCCGTTTGGGTGGCCGAAGTCAGGATCACGGGCGATTTCGTTGATACTATCCATGATTGACTTCTGTGTGATTTCCCACACCTGCACCTGCTCGGCGTCATAGTTCCACACCGCTGTAGCCAAGAATTTGCGTGGCCGCGTGTCGGCCTGGTAATTGGCCTCTGGTTTGTTTTCGCCATACTTCCAGCGCATTGGTTTGCTGTCTTGCGTCCATTGCACGTAGCCTTCCATTGCGCGTTCACTCAAAATGCGCACCTTGTTGTTTACGCCTTCTTTCGGTTTGAAGTAGCTGCCAGCGTTGCTGCTGCTTTGGATAAATTCGTCAGAAATAAAGCTCATCTTTTATTGTTTTAATTGATTTTTCTTGAATACTACGCAACATCAGGCGCACTAACTGAGCTTGGCTAATTTCAAGCATTTCAGCCAGTTGCGACGTTGCTTCATGTGTTTGTTCGTCTATTCTTACGTGTAGTCTTATTGGATATTTTTTCATGTATTCGTCAATCATGAGTGCATCAATTTGTCAGTTGCTACAAAGCCCATTTGTTCAATGCGTTCAATACGTGCTTTCCAGGCTTCGACATCACGAAACCACCAGCGCACTGGCTTGTCTTCATCATTGAGGAAATCCTGGTACAACGTGTAGCCCATAGCGCGCATGTTGCCTGTTTGAAAGCACATGTTAGCGTCAGCCAATACTTTGTATGAGCCTTGGCCATAGTCGTGGCCTGTTTTCCAGTAGCGCTTGTCTCTAAAGTCGTAGCGATCGTTCATGATGTGATAGATTTTTTGAAGTCAGCCCACAGCGCGTCAAACTTGCGTTTGTATTCGTCGACATCGCGTGCAATGGTTTGTGAACGTCTGTTGTCAATCCAGTCGTTGAAGCCTTGCGCAGGCTTGTCAGGGTAAACCGTGTGACTGATTCCGTTTGGTTGCAAATTTTTCATAGTGCTTGTGTTTGAATTTCACCAAAATGTGTCATCCTCAGACCATTCCAAACGCATTTCAGTATTTAGCTGGTCAAATTTGCGTTTTAAGCTGCCGAACGTTGTGAAAATGTGTATCAATTCACCTTCATGCTTTACCCAAAAACGTGTTGAACCTCGACGACATCGCATAGTAAATTCAAATACTTCGTCATTTAATGTAGACCTGAAAGCCATTGTTGTGCCGTCCAATAAATCTTGTTTTGTCAAATCCATAGTGCTTGTGTTTGTTTGATGTCTCAAAGATATATCATAGTGGCACCCATTCGGCACCCAAAATGTAAAAAGTTTTGTTAACACCCAGATGTCAAAAAGCCCAGTCACTTTTGACCGGGCTTCCTGCTCTATGAAAAATCTGAATCTATCGTTCTAAAAACGACATGCACAAAGGTAGCACGGCAATGCCGCACATACAAACCGCCTCCCAGCTCATTCCGTTCGATACGATGTCATAACAGCCAGTCGTGGCGATAAGACCTCCCACGGTCCTCTTAGCGCTCCATCGCCTTAAATCGCCTTTTGTCTTAAATACTTCTGTGAAGTCAAAGCGTTGCAGCAGCTTGAGAAAATCAGTAAAGCCAGATGAGGGCGCAGTTTTTCTCCCAGTCATTGTCTACGTGTATGAATGTGTCACCAATTCCGATGCGGTCGAAACCTACTTCCAGCAATGCCGTCACAATTAGGAAGCGATCACGCGACGTGGTGGCGAGGATGTCAGCCGCGCAGCCTTTAAGGTGTGCACTGTTCTTGGCTGTCTTATAGCCTCTTCGTGTCAGCTCGTCGTGGTGATCCTGTGTGCGAAATCCACTCGTGATGATGAATGGAATGCCCGCCACACTACGCGCCTCGTCCAGCATCTCCAAAAAATCCTGTTCCATCAGGTTGCCTGAACCTGGCTCGTCTGGGCTGTCAAACTCGGAATAATTGAACCACTTCATTTCTGGCGTTCTTTGCGCGCCTTCAATGCGCGTTCAACATTCCACCAAATAAGGGTGACGCCTGCAATAATAGCAATCGCATCGTTGATGTAGCCCAGCGTCACACTGCCCACAAAGGTTACATTGAGTAAGTTTTGTGCATGGTATTTTAAGTCGGTCATTTTTCTGGAGTGAACCAGCCGTTGTCAATCATGTACGCGTCATCGCGAATGGTTGCCGTTGGCGGTAAGATTGATTGAAAGGTGAAAGCGCGCAATTGCCAGGCCATTGACGTAAGATTGAAGCGTACGTCCTCGGTAAGCTCTGGAAATAATGCGGTAAGGCGTTCAAGCGTTGCCTGTTCGTGCACGTGGATGACTTCACGCGGGTTTACCATCAATGCGGCATCGCCTGTTTCAGGATGCAAAATAATGTCGGCGAATTTGTACTCCTGCTCGAACGGTTCTTGCAACTGAAGCGGGCGCGTCAGGTTGTAAAGCTCGCGGCTGATCTGACGTGCGCGGCTCTCGCTTGACAAAAACCCTTCGGGCAATATTAAAACGTAGTGTGCCATCAAATGATCGTAAAGTAGTCGTCAATGTTTGTGTTTACGCCTGTAATATCTCCACTGCTCATGTCTTCGTCAAATATGATAACTTCAGCAATACGTCCAGACCAGAAGTTACTGGGCGTTGTGCTGTGTGCTGCCGCGCCTACTCTAAAAATTGACGAACCATGACGCAAGGCTGTTGACACACTTGTGTGGCCGTTGCTTACGTCGTCGACGTATGCTTCCACCTGCGATTGTTTTCCGTGGCCTCCAATAATGTATGCCGTATTTGCTGCCACTGTGTTGTTGGCCGTGTTGTCGGCTGTGCTGGTGCCGTCCGTGCTAAATACAACAGTTCTTGCCGTGTTGTTAGCTGAACCTGTGCGCAAGTATTGAGCTATCCGTGCAGCGCCACCAGTTCCAGGATCGTCCTGGTTTAAAATCATTTCATTGCCTACGCTAGCGCCTACAACAACAGCCGCCACAGCATAGAAGGCGCCGCTGTGCAGGTCTGCGCTGCCTGTGAGGTAATCGCTGCTAAATAACAAACCAATGCCGCTGGGTGTGCTTGCTCCCACGCTATAGAACACCGAGCCGTCATATATGCTTGGCTGTGAACTTGTCGTCGTGTTTGTGATGTCGTTGCTGTTGCCGCTCTGATCATACCACGTCTTCACAGTGCATTCGTTGCCAGCGGCAAAAGTCGTTAATGCGGCTTCGTCAAAATCGCCATCTGTTGTGTATCCTATGTCCTGTTCACTGTTGTTGTCAACGCGCCTCACGCGCACCAATGAGCCTTCGTAAGTGCTTGACAGTCGGCGTGTGCTATAAGCTGCTGTGGCCGTCGTGTACGTGTCTAGGATGCCCGTAAATGGCGTCACCTCTTCGTAAGTGACCATGAACGTGTATGCGCCGTGATCAGTAATCTTGTTAATGTAGTTTTGAATCTTTGCGAAGGCGTCAGATAGTGTGCCATTGGTTGCTGGTTGCAACGCTGCTGGTGACGTCCAACCGCTATCTGTGCGCTCCTGAAGTCCTGACGTGTTGACGTACACCGCGCGCACAATGTTGTTGCCCACAGCGGGCGTGTCGCCTTGTGCTTCTATGTACTTGCCTTGGCCGTCATTGCCTGTGGTATAGTACATTTCTTTGGTTGCCGTTGCACCAATTACGCTTGACCAGTCGCCCGCAAAGTTGTCGCGCGCTTGGTTGTGATAGCTGTGCATAACAACGCCTGGCTTGACATCGCCTTGCGACACTTGGCCCACAGGGTTGCGCGGAATGCTGCCTGTATTTGCATAGTCCGTTGTAATGCCCACGGCGTTGCGGCCAATCTTCCTGAAAGTCACTTCCAGTTCGCTGATCGTGCTGCGCAATGTCCAGTTGACGGCGGCGTAGATGTTGCCCGTGTCTGTGTCGTAATATCTGTTGTAAGGGTATCCCTCCACCGCTGCACCGCGCATCACTAGGCTGCCGCGCTCGACAACGTTGGGTTGTGTGTGCATGGCAAGTATTTCTTCCACGCACAATTCATTGATTGGGCGTTCTGTGCTGCTCGCCTGGTTTACCCAATTGTCACTTGCTCCAAATATGCCCGCTGCTGTTTCAACCTGTATGCGGCCCATGCTGAGTCCAAGCCCACCAATGTGCGTTGTGCCCAATTCAATTTTGTCAAGGCCAACCGTACTTGTTGCGCGATAGTCAAAACTTTCTATCAACTCCAATTCACTGCCCGACCACTTTGATACTTTGAAAGTGAACCAACTAATCGTGCAAGCACTTTTCAATGTGCTGCTGATTTGACCTTGTGTATTGTGAATGTTTACTATCGGTTCAATTGTCAGTCCTGTTTTTGCAGTTGGTGGCGATGGTATGTTAAAGCTGTAATCTACAATTCTATACCCGTCTTCACTTGGTAAGTAGTATTCGGAATCTTCTGTAACAGGAAATGATTTGTAGCTACTTTCTGTTGTACTATACGATCCAGCGGAAATGCCAAACGGCGCGAAATTGGCACCGCCAAAGTTGACGCCTGACAATGACAACGGCCCTTCAGGCATTACATTTAAAAAGTTGCCGTAATACACGGCATCGGCGCCTGTGTCAAACTTCACGACAAACTCAGGCATAATACGCGCGAGGTCTAAATTTTCGTCAATCGTTATAGCCGTGTTGCTTACTATTAACCTCGCTGTAAGCACGTAAAAATCGTCGTCAGTAGCTGTGTCAGCTCCTTCGTAAGTGATAGAAGCGCCAGTCAAAGTGTCACCGTCTGCGACATTTAAAGCGAATAAAACATCTGCACCTTGGTTTGGATCGCGATGCAAAGTGACCTCATTGATTTGTGGTGAGAATGTGTAGGACCATTCATTGCCCTTCAGCATCTGCAAGCCGCTGAGGTCAGTTTGGAAAAACGTCATGCCGTTGTAAATCGATGTGGCCGTGCCGCTCCAATCGTATTGAATGCCAGCAGGGTTTTGATCATTCAGCTGCACAGGCATGAAATACCACGCGCCCGCCTGTTGAAACATACGCCATTGGTACGTGATGCACAGCGATTGCAACAGGCGATAACAGTCGATGTATTCGTAATCGCCAGCATCGTTTAAGCGCTTCCACGGGTTTGGGTGAATGCGCGAGCGCTCATAAGTTTTCAGGTTTGTTCCTGCTGGGTGCGTAAATCCCTCTGCTACGTAATCATCCGTGTTGTAAACGTCCTCCCAAATTGCAAAGCGTCGTGACGTTTCAGCAGCAGCGTAATCGTACAACAACCATTTTTCATTGATGTTTTCAATGATCTCCAGTACGGTTTGGCTTGTGGTGTAAGGCGTGCCAGCGTCGTTGTAGTCAACATTTCGTAGCAAGCTTAGGCCGTCAGTTGCCACCAGTCGCACTTCCTTTTGTGCGCTCGTTTCGTTCACTGTGAATTCATCCACAAGCAGCGAGCCGATCCAAAAGATTTGGCTACCCTTCTTGACCTCCATAAGGTAGTCGCCATCCTGTGATGTGCCTAACGCTGTAATAAGGGTTGTCAGGCCGTTGCTGTCTTCCCAAATGGTATTGACTGTGCAGCGTGAATGGACAATGCCAGGCAGCAACAACTTGTCTTCCTTTGATTCGTATTTGATTTCGACGCCCTTGGAATCAAAATGAAACGTGTTGGTGAGGTCCGTGCCCGTCGTGTTGTGTACAATTGAAACAGTCCAATTGTCTTCTGTCAGGCTATACCCGTTGCCCTGTGCGTAGATGTAGCTCATGCGTACCTGTTGCGGCTGGTTGTTGCTCGTGCGTTACTCAAGAAAATGTCATTGCCACTAATGCGGCCCACGACTTCGACAGTGTTGCCTCCCATCATGTCACGTAATTTACTCAAAGGCGCGATTACTTCAGGATCAATTGACGCGCTTCTGTTGTCGCCCACAAGCGCCATAGTCGGGCCGTATGCCAAACCGCCTTGCCGTAATGCAGGCGCTTCGAACTGATCGGCCTTGGCTTTGAGCAATGCACCAGCAGCCACAAAGGCGACACCAGCGGCGGCTGCGGCAACTGGGTTGGTAAACAACGATTTTTTAAAGGCCAGGAATGAAACGGCTGTTTTTATCAGAAGCTTACCAATTTCCTGCAACATGCTTCCAAGGTTGCGCAAAGTCGCTGCCATTAAGTTGAAGCCGTCTTGGGCGCTTGACAATGCCGCACCAAGTGCACTGCCTAAATCCTCCAACACACGCGCTGTTGCGTCCTGAACAATAGCTTGAACCTCCAAACGTACGGCCTTGGCTGCCTCTTTGAGCTTCAACATTTTTTCAAACGCCTCTTCCGCCCACGGCATAACCTTAAAGTCATTAACGAAACTATCTTCAATCTCCAAGCCCAAATCTTCTAGGGCTGGAATCATTTTCGTATTTATCTTATCGGCTGTCGTGTCCAACAGTTCAGCCACCTGCATGCCGTGAAGGTCATTGTACCTCTGGGCTTCCTCGTTGAATAGTTCAAGTGATGCGGCGTGATCCTCGACAGCTTTTGCGGCTCTTTTGTCGGCTTGTTCCTTTTCGTAGACATCAGCCTTAGCACGATACAATTCTACCTGTAAGTCGGCTAATTGTGCGTTTGTTTTGGCTACTGTTGCTTGATAAACCTCTTGCCATTTTGAACTATTTTTGCCACCAATCAACAAGTCCTCCAAGCTGTCCAAAGTATCTTGTTGCTCCTGACGTAGTTGTTTAAGCGATCGTATTCTACCTTCGATTTCTACGACTCTCATAGAGGCATTTAGATCTTCTAATCGCTTGCGAAAATCCTCGAGCTTTTCTATGCCCTGGTCCATGCTGCCGCCAAAATCGACTAATACAGCAGCAACAGAAGCAAGACCAACGGCCAGCAGTCCAACTGGATTTGTTAATACTGCTGTCTTTAGGTTTTTCAATGCGAAAACAATTCCGCCTATGCCGTTTTTGATTTTTGCAAACAACAGGACTGACGGGCCAAGCGTAGCAAGAAAAGTCCCAATACGTAAAATTACCTCTTTAGTACTTGGGCTTAATGCTCTGAACTTTTCTGCTAGGCTGATGATGCCTTGCAACAGCTGATTAATCATTGGCAACAACAACTCGCCAAACTGAGCAAGTGCCAGTTTTCCGTTGTCAACGGCGGTTGAAAATTGACCTGCTGTTGTTTCGCTCAAGCGTTCCATTGCGCCGTACGCAAAGCCGCCTTCCTGGGCCATGCTTGCAAGCGTTTGGTTGAATTGCTCAACACTAACGCGGCCTGCGCCTAACTTATCAGCTGGTAAGCCCGTGGCTTCAGCCAACATTTTAAAAATTGGTATGCCGCGTTCAGCCAATTGATTGAGGCTTTCAAGCTCCACTTTTCCTTTGGCATTGACTTTTGCAAAAATTGAGGCAATGTCTTCAACGCTGCTGCCGCTGGTGGCTGCGATGTCACCAAGAAACTGCAACTGCTCGTTGACCTTCGACACTTCAGTGCCTGATGCAATAAGCTGGCGCGCAGCGTTTGCAATATTCTCAACTTGAAACGGCGTCTTTGCGGCAAACTCGTTCAAATTCTCCATCATGCTGGCCGCGCCCGCTGCGCTACCTGTCAAGCTGATAAACGATACTTCGAGGCTCTCCAGATCTGCGGCGCTTTTGATAGCAGCAGCTCCAAGGGCGGCAATAGGTAACGTTAGGCTGCGCGTCATGCTACGGCCCATCGCTTCGATATTGCCAGTCATGCGGCGCATCTCACGCTGCATTTGTCCTAGCTTTTTGTTGAAGTCCGCTGTATCGGCTCCAACTTTTACAATAAGATCACCTAGTTTCGCCATTGTCTTTTGTTGCCATTGCTTTCAACATGGACCAGCCCTGTTGAATTTTCTTTTGTTTGTCTTGTTCCTCTTCCCAAGGAAAAGTGCCTAGGTCAGTAGCTTTGAGCTTGCTGCCTTTTTTGGTATGTACATTTAGAAGTAACGCGGTTTGCCAGCGTGTACGTTCCCAATCCGAGCGCCGTTGTAGCTCGTTGAAATCGTAGCGCCCGCGAACCGCGTTGCCAAATTCCCTGAAGGTCAGGGCGTAGAGTGAGTCAGGCGTGAGTCCCAAAAGACCCAGGCCCAACTCCTCTATTTTGTCCCATTCAAGTGGCTTGTTGTCTCCGTCGCCTTGGTTATTTTTTCACCGCCAGCGCTCATTGACTCGCCGATGACCTCCATAATGTTAGGCAAGTCAGCAACTGTAATCAACCCTAGAAAATCATCACAAGACATTTCAAACGTCATGCCTTGTTTTTTGCATCCTTCGCGAACAAAGTAAAACAACAGTTCAGGCATACGGGTCACGTCGTCGGCATCAAGTTTGCTGACTTTGTGGCCTGTTGCGTCTTCAAATTCGCGCCATGCCCGCATAGATGCGCGCACTGGAAATGTTTGATTATCTAGAGTGATGTTCATTAGCTGATGACTTCGTACGTGATTGCGGAGACACATTCAATGGTGCAAGTGAAAGACGCATTGTCCTCGGTACCTGCTGAAAGCTCCAAGTTAGTCACATAACCGTCAAAGCTCAAACGGTGATCGCCAGTATTTTCTGCCGAGCTGTCAAAATCGTATGACGTGGCTTTCACCGCTTGCTTCGTTCCTGCATTGTAAGCGGTCATAAGCTGGTCAAAACCTTGCGTAGCGTCATCAGCGTAAAACGCCGTGAAATTGATAGACAATGACTTGAGACCAGGCAAAATTGCGCGGTATCCTGCATTGTTCTTTGTCGTGGTGTCGCGCGTATCGGTTTGAATTGATGCGCTAAAATCAGTCACGTTGTCAACTACAACGTAAGTTGGTGAGGCTCCAGCATCGCCAAACATGACGGTGAGCTGGCTGCCGTTCATAATTCCGGTTGTCTGTGCCATAGTTAGTTGTTATTGGAAGGGTTTTTTTTGCGGTCTGCAATGATCAAATTGATCAAGGTGTCGATGTATCCAAACACCTTGTTATCTTTTTCTGAGGGCGTCAGGTTGACAATCACTTTGACAAGCGCTAAACCTGCCAACGTCAACTCGGCCCAATTTTCGAGAATGAAATTCATCTATCTTGTTATTCTGAATGTGTAATCTTGCACGCTGACGTAGGTTTTGCGGTCCTCGCTTACCTCGGTCACCTCGTTTGTGTATTGGATACTCTGAACAGTTACCTGACCATCAGCCACGTTCACTGTTGCATTTTTTCGGTCTAGTGCAGCACGTACCTTATCTGCTAAGTCGTTTGCTGCTGAATACGAATTGGCCACAGTAAACACCTCCAATTCAGCTTCGTCAATAGGCGTGCCTCCTTTGGTGTCGCTTGGGCTGTTGCTGACAACGCTGTACACTATGTAGGGCATTTGTGCGCCTTCTGCTGCCAGTTCAGGGTATATGCGTGTACCTACGATGTCAGACACCGCAGCACGCTCTGAAAGCAATTTGTAACAAGCTAGCCCTACTTTCATTTCATGTAGTTTTTAAACTCAGCTTGCAAAAGTCGGTCTTGTAAATTGCGCATTCGCTGGTGAGTGGCTTTCTTGCCGCGCATGAATACGCCTTGGCTGCGTGAAGGGCCAAAACCTGCGCCCTGCTCAACAATAGAAGCAAACCAGCCGTTTTGTGTGTTGCGCTTGCTTTTGCCAATCTTGCGTGATCGCTTTGGACCAGCTAACAAAATTCGCTTGTTGCTGCGGCGAAACACTTTAATTGACCTACGCAATGCTCCAGGCTTAATTACGTCTTTTATTGTGCCAGAATGGTTGGCTTTACGTCCTGGGCCTTTTTTTGTCGTGTTGTAGACAATGATGTCTTGAGCAGCGTCCTTAATATTGGCTTTGGCGTATGTCACAAAGACGTTGGCCACACGTTCGTCAATGGCGCGTAGCTTTTGCGCGTCCTCTTCAACCCATTTGGCTGCTTTACGGATGCGCTTTTCAAGCTCGCTCATGCCTTCTATTTTGACAGTGTTTGCCATCACTCTGATACAACGCGCTCGGTAATAAAATGCAATTCATCATTCCGTCCAACTTCCTGAATAGCCAAGATGTTGTAAGTTTCTGAATTGTAAGAAATCGTGTATTTGGGCGTCACGGCGCGCGTTGTCGTGCTGCTGCGAACGCGCCACGTCACGCTGTTGCGTGTGCTTTCCTGTTCTTGGATGACAGCGTTACCAGCTCCCTTGTTGTCAAGCGCAGCCCACACCGTGGCGTACTCCGTGCCGCTGCCTGTGCTTTCGCCATAGGCATTGGTAGTTGTTGACGGTGCAACAAACGTGATTCGTCTATCTAAAAAGCCGATGTTCATTGCCGTAGATCAACGATCCGTTCAGGGTTCAACAATGACTCAACAGCCATTGGCATTTGCGTGGCCACAGTGCCCGTAATGACGGCACGGCGATTCTCATACCAATGAGCGCACAGCATGCGCACAGCGTGTTTGATATTTGGCGTTGGCTGACCTCCAACTGTTGCCGTAATCTCTACAGGCTTTGCGTTGTATTCCTGAAGGTCTGGAACGTCGTGGAAGTAAATGATTGTCGTGTTGTCCTTTATGCCGTCAAGGTACCATTTAGCTGTGCTCAGTGTTTGCAGCACACCAACCGTGTCATAATATTTTACGTGTGTAATTGACTTGATTGGTCCAAACGCCAATGCAGCAGGGCGCCAGCGGTTCAAATAAAAAATTGCTTCACCTCCCGTTAAAAACGAACGGTTGGTGTAGTCGCTTACATGAGCAACAGCCGTATCCAACAACGCCGTGATCGTAGTGTCTTCGTCGTCGTGGTCAACGCGCAAAAATTCTTTGACGTCAGCCAATGAAATGACGTCCGTACCTGTGGCGTATTGTGGGCGTGTTACGTTCATAAGTGAGAAAAAAAAGGAAGCCCAGCCCTATTGCCAGGCTTCCCAAGTTTAGTTGTTATGCAATGAAGTCCTTGAGGTAAGACAATGCACCGGCTTGGCGCACGTCAGTGTCGTAGAACTTGTTTACGTGCAATGCAATTTGAGCTGTGCCCGCGTTGCTGTATGGATCAACCAACAAGTCAATACCACCAAAGAACGCCAACACCATGCCCAAACCAAAGTCACCAAACAACACGGCGCCAGTCGTGCCCACAGTGTCGGCATCAACCAAGTTTGGCGTGTAGTAGGTGCTGTATCCGTCGATAGCGTTTCCTTCAACCAATGCTGACACAGAAGCTACAGCGGCTTCACCCTTCAGGATTTGCATAGCCGTTGGAGATGCAACAAAGGCACAAGCGGACAAATCGCCGCCAGCTTGCAATACAGCCTTTTGCATAGCGTACAAGTCAGAGGCAGCAACAGAGCCGCCAGCCTTATCCGTGCTGTTGCCAGCGTTAGCAGCAGCAGCAGCAAACACAGCTTTATCAATTGTCTCGTTGATACCTGCGGCCAACTCGCGTGAAATCATAGCGTCAACCTGTGCACCGCCTTGCAAAATCAATTGCTTGCTGTACTTGGTATTGGCAGCCACACGGATTGGTGACAAAGTAACTTCGTCGAGTTCCAAACCTGATGCAGCATCGGCGGAGACTTCTGTTTCTTCAGTACCTGCGGCCTTTGCAGAAACGCGTGGGAACTTGAGGTTGCCAGTAGCGTTGTTGATAGTTGTGACACCTACGCGCTCAGCCATTGTTGGCGTGCGCAATGCGTCAATAACGCCTGGGACGGTAGTAGCAACAAAGCCGCTGCCATCGCCTGAACCAGCCTGGAAGTCATCAGCGCCACCAGCACGGTACAACGCTGAAGCTGGGATACCAATCTGACCTGACATCTGCAAGCCGCGCATTTGGTATTCCTTAGCCGCTTCCTGCTGCCATTCAGCTTCTGCGCCTTCGAGTGCTTTGCCAAAGGATGCAGCTTGCACAGCACGGCTGAGGCTGAAAGAACGATTGATTTTGTTAATTTCCTTGGCTTCGCTGACAGACGTGCCGCCCATTTGTGCTTGGCGTGCAATCATGTCTTCATGAGCTTGGCGGCGCTCAATCTTGCCGTCAAGGCGTTCAACCTCGCGCTTGCAAAGGTCGGCTTCCTCTTTTTCGTTGTTGGTCCAGTCGCGGTTCTCAGTTTCAGCGACGTTCACCAACTCTTCATAGCGGTCCGCGTGCTTGGCGCGGGTCGCCTTCATCTCGTTGAGATTCATTGTTGTTGGGTTTGTTTGAGTTTCAATAACTGTTGTATCTAGGTCGGCCACTTCAGTGTTGGTGGCGTCGTTGAGTTCAGGTTGTTGATCACGGGCCTGCACCGTGGCGGCTGCGTATGCTGGGTATGTCACTGGTGACACGTCCAACAATTGCCGCACTTTGTCAACGCTTCGCACAGTGCGCTCCTCATTCCAGCTCTGTTTGTCGATGGTAAAGGCAAATGAGCTTTGAGAGATGTCGCCTCGCTTCACGCTTTCGTAGAAGTCCTTGGCATACTGCTGGCCTCCTAGTTTTACTCTATACTTCAAGCCGCGTTCGTCTACGCTCAATTCAAGCGTGCCGTTAGTTGTGCGGCCCAAAATCAAATTCGGGTCGTGATTGATAAGCGCACGCACGTCGTCGTTCAATACGTCATCAAATGCGCCTGGCTGGATAACTTCACGGAAGTGTCCTAGGTCGGTTTCACTGTTGTAAACAGCCGCGTAACCTTCCAAAATCATGTCGTTGCCTTCAGCCTCGCGCACCTCAATGGTGCCCATTGTCCGCTTCTCGGCGTCTTTATACTGTTGGTTGTTCTCCATCGGTTGATATTTTGTCGCTGTATTGTCCGAGGCGGTCCAATGCAATTTGGTTCACTTGTACGGTGTGCGTGTCGCCACCTTCAACAGGGTTCATGTTTTCTTTGGCGCGCACCTCGTTTATGCTCATCACACCAGTTTGCAACATCTGCTGATAGAAGTTTGTCCGCGCTGACAGGTCGCCACGGTACAAATCGTTCATGTTAAACTTGCTGTACAGCTCTGGGCGCTCAAAACTCTGGATCAGCTTGCGGTCTATCTCTTGTTCAATGCGCTTGGCC